GCGATCACGCGTTCCACCACCATGTACACCCGGTCTTCGCCGTCCTCGGCGATGGCGCATACCGAAAGCACCTTGCCGTCCGTCTCGCACAGGGTCCAGCCCCACACGTTCTGTTCCTGCTCCCAGGTAAAGCAGGCGAGCTTGCCATCCTCGCGCGCCGCCCAGACCACGCTGCGCGGTTCCTGGGCATAGCACCACGAAACGATGCCCATGCCATCGAAGAAATGGGGCGAGAAAATCGAGACGTCGTTGGATTTGAGGCCGTCGATGGTGAAATCGTAGCCGATCGTGCGCACCGTGCGGCCCACGCTGGGCTGATAGAACACCACGTTGTCAATCACCAGCGGCGGGAGGCGCGACGATCCGCGCCCGATCTGGCGGCGCGTGGCCGGCGCGCGCGTTGCGTCGAGCACGCCGCCCGATCCATCGCCGTCGATGTGAAACACGCTGTCCGATGTCAGGGCCAGCAGGCTTGTCGTGGTAACCAGCTGGTTCACCGAATTGACCCGTCCCGCCACGATGGTGAACGCCATCGAATCATCCGCCCTCAGCGGCCGCGATCGGTCCATGTTTTCCAGCTGGCCACTGCGCGTCGTCCAGATGCCGTGCGGCACGTTGCGCGTGCGGGCCCAGATCGCCCGCTGCTCGAACAGCGTTACGGTGGACGGATAGTCGTTCGCCCCGGCAAAGGGATTGGCCGCTTGGGGCGGCGCACGATCTAGTCCCGGCGCGATGTTGTCGTCGCGAAAGGTCGTGCTCTGCGTCGTTCCGATATAGCCGAAGAACTGCGAATTGTCGGCCTTGTAGACGTTGTACCGCGTTGCCCCGGCCACTGCGGCCCAACTGATCGTGTTGAAATTGCGCTTGAGCGACAAGTCGTTGGTGGCAGTAGACGCGGTGCTGGCACGGCTTTCCATGCCGGTGTCGTCGTTCACCGCCGTCACGCAATAGCTTGCCGGTTGCGGGAAATAGGCGGCGTTGCCGTTGCTGCTGTCGGTGTTGTCCACCGTGGCCCAGGCATAGCAACCCACCGGCGATGCCACCGTGGGGGCAAAGGCCACCGGCGCAAACGTCCAATTGGTGTGCCCGGCGCGCACCAGCTTGGCCGGCGCGTGGTCGATATGGGCCAGATACATCGTATCGGCCGTCTGTTCGAAATCGAGTTCGGCCAGTTCCACCCCGTTGTAGGGCGAACCGGTCGTGTAGATGCGTGCGCCGCCCATCAGTACCAGGCCCTTCCACCGAATTGGCCCGCGCCGCCGAAATAGATGGCCGGGCGGATCGGGGCCGGATTGACAGGGGGCACCACCGGCGCCGTCGGTGCCACAGGCGGTGCGCTGCGCGTCGTGCCGCCGGTGCAGCCGGAAAAGGCTGCCACGGCGCGGGTATCGGCATCGATCCGGAAATGGCCGGCGTCGGGCACGGCCGTCACGGTCCAGGCACGGCCGTTGAGCAGGGTGCCCATCGCGCCGGCGCAACCCGTGACATAGAAACGGTCACCCACGGCAAAGCCGTGAAAGGCCACTTCGACCAGGGCCTGTGCCTCGTTGCTGATCGCGGTGATCGCCAGTTCCTCTTCCAGGATGCGGCCGCCGTTCGCGCAGGGGCTCATATAGCCCTGGCCCATTTCCAGGGCATAGGTCTGGCTCAGCGAAAACTGGAATGGCACCAGCCGCACCGGCTGCGTCGGGTCCAGCACTTCGGCGACCAGTTCGGTACCGGGGCGCTTGGCGATGCCGCCGTACTTCAGCACGATGACATTGCGCGCCTTGCGCAGGGCCGTGCCCCAGGCGTCCACGTCGAAGCGGCCGTATAGCTGAGGCCCCAGCTCTCCGCGGCAGAAATTGGCTTGCGCCGTGCGCGTGCCGTTCATGCCGCATCTCCCGCCAAGCCGATGCCGGCACGGGCCAGTTCCGCTTCGCTGGCAAACCGGGCCGGGCGCTCGCCGTGCTTGTTGGCCTCGTCGGCAATGGCCCGCATCCGCGCCATTTCGGCGGCGCGGGCAAGTGTCTGGGCTGCCGTGGCATCCTTCTTCACGGGCAAAGCCAGGCGCGCCGCCAGTTCCAGCTCGAACGCACGCGCCACCAGCGGCGGCAGTTCCTGCGCCGCTACGTTGCTCCGCACGTAGACCAGCGTCGCGTTCGCCACGTTGGCATAGATGCGCCCTGCTTCATAGAGGAACGCCAGCGGCGCGGCGTCTTGTACCGGAAAGGGAAAAGGGCCGCCCGCTGGCAGCGCCGTGGCCGCGTCTTCCATGGCGCGCAATGCAATCGGCTGTGCCAGATTGGTTGGCGCGGCATAGGCATGCAGCCACTCGGCGGGCCGGTCGTTGACCACTTCGGCCAGGACCACGCGCGTGCGCGCCCAGGGCCATGGTGCCCATTCCGCCAGTTCGGCCAGCAGTGGCAGGGCAAAGCGGTTCGCTTCGCGCGCCTCGATGCTGCCTTCGGCGAAATCGGCAATCTGCCCGGCGGCGATTTGCGCCAGGGCACGGTTACAGATGTCGATCAGTTGGGCCATCGGATTGTCCTTGCTGGCAGCCAGGAAAATGCCCCTTTCCACAAGGGGAAAGGGGAGCGCGCATCATTCGGGGGTCGATTGCCAATCGGGCGTGCCGACATAGCTGAAGGCGTTCGTCCCGAAATGCGCCTTGGCCACGGAACGGGTAAACCCGTCCTCGCCCGGCTTCAGGTCCAGTCCATCGTCGAACAGCTCGCCGATGGTATCGTCGTCGCGGCGCCAGATCGCCATGGAACGCGCTCCTTCAGGCGTAGTGGATGTTGAGGCACAGGATATCGCCTGCAGCGATCGCGGTGGTGTCACTGTCCACTGCGGCCCCGGTCAGGGCAAAGGCCAGGCCCGTGCCGAAGTAGAGCGGCGTATCGAAAGCGATCTCGAACGTGCTGCTGGGCGGCAGGTAATAGGTGGCCACCGGGGTGTCGGTGCCCACGGTCGGCGCGCTCGCCTTGTTATAGAGCTTGAGATAGCGGGCGCTGGCGCTGGCATTGTAGCCGCGCGCCCGGAACAGGTCGGCCGCGCTGGTCTTGACGCTCGTGGCGTTGGTGGTGGCAGCGGCGGAAAGCAGGCGGTTGGTGCTGCCTGGTTTCTTGGCACGGTCCCAGGTGGTGCCGTTGAAAACCATCGGCCGGGCATAGGTGTTCAAGCCATTGACGCTGCCCGAAGCGTCCACTCCGATGCCGGTCACGATGCTGGCAATCGAGCCCACGTACCCGATCGCGGTGAGCACTTCGCCCCGCGCCGTCAACTGCACGTTGCCACGCTGCCCGTCAGACAGCGTCGGCTGCGTCACGTTGTAGACCCCGCCAACCTTCACCGGGTTTCCGGTGTCGGCCGCGCCGGCCGCGACGTTGCCCAGGCTGGCGACATTGCCCGAAACGCCGCCGGAATGGCCCACGGTCACGGCCAGGGACGTGCCTCCGGGTGATCGCACCCAGACATTGGCGGCATTGCCCACGATGGTGCCCTGGCGATAGACCGTCACGCCAGCCAGGTCGGTGGCCGGGGCCGACGCTCCACCAAAGCACACTTTCACCGGCTGCTGGCCGATATTCTGCAAAAGCACGTCGGCGTTGGCGGCTGCGGGAAGAGTGGCGGCAATGTCCTGCCAGGTGCCATTGGCGGCAAAGCTGCTCTGGGTGGCGGCTGCCATCTGCATCTCCTTGGAAAGCGGGATATTGATAAAGGGCCGGGTGCGCACGGCAACCACGCGCACCCGGAAACGGGCCTTACTGGCCGCCCACGCCCAGATTGGTCTGGCGGCTGGCGACCACAGCGGCAGTGATCTTGCCGGCCGTGGCGTTGCTGCCACCCACGGTGTAGTAAAGCCGCAGGTAACGTGCGTTCACGCCTTCCTCGATGGAGGCCGGCACTTTGAACTGATAGCCAGCGGCCAGGCTGGCCAAGGGCACCACGGCCCCGCTCGCCACCGTGGTCCAGGTGGCGTTGTCGGCCGAAACCTGCACGCCCACCTGCAGGTTGGTGAGGCCGGCAAAGGCCTGCGTCACCGTCACGGCCAGGTCCACTTCCTGCCCACGGCCCAGATCGCGCACCAGGGGTGCATTGGCGCCAAAGGGCGTGCCGGTGGCGCCCAGGTCGATGACATTGGCCGATGCGGCAGAGGCGGTGATCGCCTGGGCATCGCTGAGCAGCAGCGTGTTGTCGAAAATCATGTGTCAGTGCTCCGAAAAGGAAGGGGGCCTGCCCCGGCGCCAACAGCCATCGGCCGCTGGCGCCAAGGCCATCGCGTCAGGCGACGAGCGCTTCGTTGGTGACGAGCGCATCGGTCTCGCGGATCGGAATGCCGCGCCAGGTCATCACTTCCTCGCCCTGGATTTCCATGGGCGTGAGACGCACGAAGTTGTCCACGCCGCTGCGGCCATTGCTGGTTTCGGCGTCCAGCGCCTCGAGCAGCACGCGGTTCATGTAGATCACCGTGCGGCCCGGGCTCACCTGGCCTTCGCGCTCCATGTGATAGGCGCGGCGGCCCTGCATCTTGTAATAGAGCTTGCGCAGCAGCGGGTTGAGCGCCACCGTCCCGGCGATCACGTCCGAAACGTCGATGTTGGCGATGCGCCCGTTGAAGCGCCAGTCCTTCACGCACAGCCCCATGTGCTGGGTGAACTTCTCTTCCTTGACGTAATACGGATTGCCGTTGCCATCGAGCACGCGCTGGCGGCCCATATCCTCGCGCTGCACGCCGGCCGGCACTGCATCGGGCACGATCACGCTGGTCTGCATGTCGCCATGGGTGACGAACCAGATGGAGGCATTGTCCGCCTGCACGCCGCCAGCGTTCACCACATTGGCGTTGGCCAGCGAGTTGTAACGCGGCGCCAGGCCGTGGAACTGCTTCCCGTTCACCTTGACGTCGGAATACCAGATCGCGCTTTCCACGGTCTGCGCGATCGATTCCAGGAAGCCTTGGCCTTCCACCAGCCGCAGCTTGGCCGCTTCGGCGGGCTTGAGGTTGAGCAGCCGCTCGTCCACCGAGGAAAGACCTTCGACAAAGCCGGTCGTGTCCTTCACTTCGGTATAGTTGCCCTTCGACTGGGCGATGCCTTGGTAGAGCGCCCCCCACGAAACGCTGGGCAGGCCGGTGCGGATGGTCGATCGATGCTCCGTGCCGCTATTGCAGGCGATCACGTTGGCATCCTTCATGAAAGGCGTCAGCTGGGTCAGCGCCTCCACCACATCGCCCAGGCCGTCGCCGCCGGCTTTGAGCACGTCGATCAGGTTCCAGTAACTCGAGCCGAGAATGGCCATGAAGCTATCTCCTTACTTCGCTTCTTGGGGGTAGAGACGTTCCCAGACGGGGCGCTGGTTGGCGCTGCCGGCATGGGCACGGGCAAAGCCGCTGTCCTCGCTGAGCAATTGGCCCAGGCGGCGGAACGCGCGGATCATGTCGGGGTGGTTGCCAAAGCCGCTGTCGGCCAGCGCCTGGCGGAACGGATGCCCTTCGGAAAAGCCCAGGGCATCGAGGCCGCGCGCGGCCAGGTGCTCGCTTTCTGCCCGGCGGGCGCCGCCGATTTCGGGATCGGCGGCAAACTCCTCGGCCCAGGCGCGTTTTTGCGCAGCGGCGGCATCGGCAAAGTGGTTCAGCAGGCTTTCCTGCGTGCGCTGCATCACGCCCTGCGCCAGGGGCAACAGTTTGCCGGCCTGGTCGTTGGACAAGCCCAGCTCGCGCAGAACCGGATCGGCACTTTGCAGCAAGTGGGTGTCCAGCGTCATGCCTTCGAGCGCCAGTTCATAGCGTTCGGGCGCACCGATCGCCGGGGCTGCCGTGGGCTCAGCGGCGGCCGGCGGGGGAATCGAACCGGCGCTGGATGGCTCTGCCGCCTGAGTCGGCGGCGCCATCATCTGGGCCGGAGTCGATATCGGGAAGTTCGTCGTATCGGGTGCGGGAATGGGGTCGCTCAAGGCGGTTTTCCTTTGCACTGAGGGCAGCGTCGAGCACGGCCTGCATCGTCGTCAGGCCCAGCGGGTCGTCATTGCGAATGGCCTGTTCCTGGCCGCGATGGGCCAGCGCGATGAGGTCGAAACCCAGGCTGCGCCGCCCTTCGAGGAAAGCGAGCAGGGCGCCATCGGCCCCGCTGGCCATTGCTTGTTGCCCGAGCAGGCCCGCGGCTTGAATCGCTGCGTGAAGGAAGCGGCGGAACTCGGGGCGGGCGATCAGGAAAGCGGCGTCGTCGCTCGCCAGGTTCACGGCTGGATCAGCCGCTTGAGCAGGTTTTCACCGCCCACGTCGGCGCGTGACAGCAGCTCTGCGGCGGCAGCCGCGTCCTTCATCGCCGGCACCATCTGGCTGATCTGCGCTGCCGCCTGCGCGGCATGGGCCGCCTGCCCGCGCTGGGCGCGTAACGCCATCACCTCACTGGCGGGTCGCATGATCCGCGCGGGGGTGCCGGCGCGCCAGGCATATTCCTCCACCGCTTCGTCGAAATCGATTTTGTCGAGCACTTCGGGATGCGCGGCGGCCAGGTTGCCGACAAAGCCCACCACACGCTCGATCTGGCCGATGCCGACCATGCGCTGCATCTGCTGCAGGATGCTCACGAATTCCACGCGCACGCCGCGCCCGTGCAGGGCGGGCGGCGGAGGCGGCAGCATCGCGCCCCGGCTCATGATGGCAAAGGCACGGTCGATCGCCACTTGCAGCTTCTCGTTGGCCACGCGCTCGATCACGGGGCCAAGCTGCGTGAGTTTTTCCTCGTTGCGGCTGGCGATCTCCTCCACGTTGCGGGGCTGCACGCCGCGCATGTTGGTGATCGCGTTGAACAGGTCGGCAAAGCTCAGCCCGTCGATCTGGCGGCGGCACTTGTCCATTTCCTCGCCGATCGCGGCCACGGCCTGGTAGGGCATCTGATAGGGGATCAGCACGCCGTCGCGGTCCAGCCCCGATGCCGTAACCGTACGCCCTGGCTCGCCGGTCAGGCGCACGCCGGGCGGCACGATCTTTTCGGGCTTGACCATCTGGTCGATGGCTTCGTTGCGGCGCTTGGCCTGCATCTGCAATTCGCGCAGCGCGGGCAGCGCTTCCATGCCGGGCGAGTGGCCGTAAGTATCGCCGCCCACCACATCCCAGCGGGGCGCCCAGAACGGCTGTTCGTTATAGCCGGAAAGCTTGAGCAGCCGATCGCCGCGAGACGCGGCTTCCCAATAGACGCTGCGCCAGGCCTTTGAACCAAATCGGTGTGGGTCGTGATCGAGATCGGGCTCGATCGCCTGCATCACCTCGACCACCGCTTCGTACTGGCTGCGGTCATAGAGTGCGCGCACAGCGGGAGAGACGGCGTCGCCAAACGTCTCGACCGCCTGCTTCACGCTCATCGGGCACGTGCGGTACAGCGTGTCGGGCACCAATGCGTCCGACAGGGCAATCCAGTATTCGCCGAACGTCAGCGCGTGGCACACCGCACCCGCGTGCGGGTGCTCCACCATCACGCAGGCTTCGGTGCCGAACAGGCCCATTTCGCCATACCC